TCGCAGTCCAGACCCCTGAAAGTTGCTCCGCTACACCACCAGACGCATAGCGCGATGCTGTGCGTCCCGGCGCGATGCCGAGGAGGAAGCCATGACGCAGGTCAAGCGCATGTTCGTCGAGGGCGAGTTCACCGACCACGAAGGCGTGCGCAACGCCGCGCGCCGGCTGATGGCCGAGCTCGACGAGGCGGCTGCGAAGAACGGCGTGAAGGTGACCGGCGATGTGTCGATCGCCGCGTCGGAGCCGAGCCTGTTCGCGGTGCCGCGGACGATGCGGCTCGAGGCTGACGTGGTGACCCGATGACCACGCCTGATGGCCTCCGCTCCGGCGGGCTGGCGCTCTGGTCCGCGATCACCGGGGAGCACGACCTCGACGCCGGCCAACTGGTCCAGCTCGAGGAAGCCTGTCGCGCCAAGGACCGCTGCGACCAGCTCGACGAGGTGTTGCGCGGCGACTCTGACACTTGGATGCGCCTGGTCCGCGACATCCGCGCCGACGGCGAGGTGTTCGAACTCCGCATGACTCAGGCGCTCACTCAGGCGAACGCGACCGCGAACCTGATGAAGCAGCTCCTCGCGGCGATCCGTCTGCCTGATCCGGTGACCGGCAAGAAGCCGCAGCACCGTGGGGCGCGCGGTAGCTACAAGCCTGGCGGCAAGGTCTCCAGCCTCGACCGGGCTCGCGCTGCCAAGTCGGGCTGATGCCCTGGTCCGGCCCGTTGTTCGAGGGCCATATCTGCTCGCTCGGCTACGAGATGCTCGACTGGTACCACGAGTACGAGTGTCACGGTCCTGGCGATGTGCAGGGCGAACCGCTGGACTACGACGACGAGATGCGCGACTTCGTGATCGAGGTCTACCGCATCGACCCGGAGACCGGGCGCCGCGTCTACGACGAGGGCGTGCTGTCGCGAGCCAAGGGGCGCGCAAAGTCCGAGACGGCCGGCCACATCGGCATCGGTGAGGCATTCGGTCCCTGCCGGTTCGACGGCTGGGACGCTGACGGCCAGCCTGTCGGTCGCCCGGTCCGCTCGCCGCTGCTCAAGTGCCTCGCCACCGAGGAGAGCCAGGCGGGCAACACGTTCGAGAACATCGCCTTCATTGCGGGCGAGTGGGGGCCTGACGTTCACCCCGACATCTACGCCGGGGTCTCAGGCATCCGGCAGTACCAGTCGGCGACCGCGCTCTACCTGCCCCATGGCGGCGAGATCCGCGCCTGCACAGCCGGATCGGCGTCGAAAGATGGCGGCAAGGAGACCTGGGTCTGCGCCGACGAGTCGCACCTGTACGTGCTCCGCGAACTGAAAGCGATGTACGGCACCGTGCGCCGCAACCTCGGCAAGCGGAAGCTCGCCGAACCGTGGCTGTTGCAGACCTCGACTGCCTACCGGCCCGGTGAGCAGTCGATCTTCGAGGAAACGCTGACTGCCTGGCGCAAGGGCGAGCTCTCGCCCAGCGTCTACGTCGACCACCGCGAAGCCAAGGGCAAGATCGACCTGACCGACGAGGCGCACACGATGCGCCAGCTCCGGCAGGTGTACGGCGCAGCAGCGGAGTGGATGGACCTCGACCGCGTGTACCGCGAGATGCGCGACCCGCGGTCCTGTCCGGACGTGGAGACCGCGGCCCGGTACTTCCTGAATCGCCCGATGAGCGGCCAGGACGCCTGGATCCCCAAGGATGTCCACGACCGGCAGACCAAGGTCGACGTGGTGGCGATGGGCGAGGCGATCACGCTCGGCTTCGACGGCTCGCTGAACGACGACACGACGGTCCTGCGTGGCTGCCGGATGAGCGACGGCTACCTGTTCCGCATCGGCGCCTGGGCGAAGCCTGAGGGACCGGCCGGGATCGGCTGGGAGGTTCCTCGGCTCGAGGTGCTGGCCGCCATTCGGCAGGCGCACGAACTGTACGACGTGGTGCGGGGCTACTACGACCCGCACGAATGGCGCAGCGACATCGACACTCTCGCCGCCGAGTTGGGCGAGGAGAAGGTCGTCCCGTGGCCCACTAGCCGCCACGTCGCGATGGCCGCGGCACTCGACCGGCTCCATACCGGCTTGATGGTCGGCGAGATCTGGCACGACGACGACCAACTCGCTGCCGAGCACTACGGCAACGTCTACGTCGCCCGCCGTGGGCAACTGCGCCTGGTCCGCAAGGAGCACCCGAACTCATCTCGCAAGATCGACTCCGTTGTCGGCGACGCCCTCGCCACTGAGGCTCGCGCCGACGCCCTGGCGGCCGGCTGGGGTGCGGAGACCGGACCGGCGTACTTCCGACTGCCTCGCTGACCCCAAAGGGAGGGATTGTGGCGCTCACACCCTCCGAGGTGGACCTGATCGACCGGCTCATGCGAGCACGCGACGACAACTCGGCCAACGACGAGCTGATGCTGCGGTACTACCTGGGCCAGCAGCGGGTCGAGCAACTCGGCATGGCGATCCCGCCCGCCATGCGGCAGTTCCTGGTGATCACGAACTGGTGCCGCACCCAGGTCGACACCATCAACGACCGCCAGCAGGTCCGCTCGCTGATCCTCCCGGGCGAGGAGACCGCAGACCCGCAGTTGCGGGCCATCTGGGATGCCAACAACCTGTCGTCACACGTCGCGATGTTCAACCGCGACCGGATGATCTACGGCCGCTCGTTCCTGTCGGTGGGTACCAATGAGCGCGATCCACACCTGCCGCTGGTGCGGGTGGAGTCGCCGCGCGAGATGGTCGCCCTGGTCGACGTCCGCCGCGAGGAGATGCTGGCCGCAGCTCGGTTCTACGGCACCACCGAGACCGATCCCGGTCCAACTCACGTCACGCTGTACCTGCCTGACCAGACGATCTGGGTGCAGAAGCAGGAGAACGGCGGCAAGTGGCTCGAGGTCGACCGCGATAAGCACAACCTCGGCGCGGTCCCGGTCGTGATGCACCTCAACCGGCGCATGTCCGGCGGGTGGATCGGCGAGTCGCAGATGACCGACCTAATCCCACTGGTCGACTCTGGCGCACGGTCGCTGACCAACCTCCAGTTCGCCCAGGAGGCGCACGGCATCCCCCGGATCTACATGACCGGCGTCTCCCGCGGCGACTTCGTAGACGCGGCGGGCCAGCCGATCCCGCAGTTCGAGGCGTACTTCGACGCGATCCACATGCTCGCTAAGGAGAACTCCAAGGTCGGGCAGCTCGACGCCGCCGACCTCAAGAACTTCGAGACCACGCTGAACGTCTACGGCAAGCAGGCGTCCATCGTCACCGGCTTCCCGGCGCGCTACTTCGGCATCACCTCGGCCAACCCGCCGACCGAGGGCGCGATCCGCGCCGACGAGGCGCAGTTGGTCCGCGGCGTGGAGGCGCAGAACGAGCAGGTCGGCACGACGCTCGGCTGGGCGGGCGCGCTGGCGCTGCGGTTCGCTACCGGCGACTGGGTTCCCGGCAACCGGGTACGCGTCGACTGGTTCGACCCGGCCACTCCGACCGTTTCGCAGCGTGAGGATGCGCTGGCGAAGCGCCGCGCGGCCGGCGTGCTGTCCCGCGAGGGCTACTGGGACGAGCTCGGCTGGTCCGAGGCGCGCAAGGCCAAGGAGCGCGCGTACTTCGAGGCCGAGCAGATGGACCCGCTGACCCGCGCGCTGGCTGCCGAGGTGGAGCGGGATGCCGCAGCAGCCCCGGTCGGCCCGTAGGCACTACCTCTGGTCCGCAGCGCTGGCCCAACGCGCCGCACGCGAGGCGCGGAAGGCTCGCCCTCGCGGCGCCGGGGCGGTCGCTGAGGTGATCGGCATCCATCAAGCCACGGCAGCCGCCCAGGCGATGCCGGTCACGACCCGGATGCTGGCCGAGCAGGGCATCGAGGAAGCCGCCGAGGCGCTGCTGAACTCTCCGGCGTTCACTACCGAAGTCACGGCCATGACGGCGATGCTCGAAGAGATCGCGGACGCGATGGCGTTCGACCGGCTGGTCGAGTCGCTGGTCCAGGACGCGGGCCGAGCCGCCGAACAGGTCGCCGCCACCGTGCGACCGCAGATCGGGTACGTGCGATTCCTCTCGCCACCCTCGTGCTCGCGTTGCGCGGTCCTCGCCGGCCGCGTGTACCGCTACTCGACCGGGTTCCTGCGACACCCGAACTGCGACTGCACGATGATCCCGACCTCCGTGGCCAACCCCGCCGCGGTCGAGGATCCGGTCGACCTGATGCGCCGCGGTCTGGTCACAGGGATCAGCAAGGCCGACCAGAAGGCCATCCGCGACGGCGCCGACTTCGGCCAAGTGGTGAACGTCCGCCTCCGAAAGGCCGGACTGTCCACTGCGGGCCGCGTGCTCGGCCGCCGAGGCCGTCCCACACCTGAAGCCATCTACGCCGCCGCAACGTCCCGCGAGGACGCCGTGGAGCGGCTGATCGCCGCCGGATACCTCCGGCCCTGAATCTTCCCGACGACGCGAGGTCGACGGGCTGTCTCCGCGATGGAGGAACTGTCAATGTCCGAGTCCAAGAACGCCCCGACCGGTGACCCGATCGAGGCGGCCGCACAGATGCTCAAGGATGCCGACAAGCCGATCGAGGCCACGGCCGTCGAGGTCAAGCAGGGCGAGCCTGCCGCCGACGACGAGTCGCTGGGTGAGGGCGGCAAGAAGGCGCTCAAGGCCGAGCGTGAGGCACGCACCAACGCCGAGCGTCAGGCCGCCGAGCTCAAGGCGAAACTCGACAAGCTCGAGGCTGCCAACCTGTCCGACCTGGAGAAGGCTCAGAAGGTCGCACAGGAGGCCCAAGAGGCTGCCGCGAAGGCCGGCCTGGAGGCTATGCGGTACCGGATCGCGGCCGAGCACGGAATCACCGAGAATGCCGAGCTGATCCTCACGGCGCCCGACGAGGCGACGATGCGGCAGCAGGCGACCTTGTGGTCCGAGCGCGCGGCGGCGACATCGACAGCACCGAAGCCGGATCTGACGCAGGCCGCCCAGAGTGCGCCGGCGCTGAACTCCGACGCACTCACCGATGCACTTGCTCGCGCCGTCGGCGCGCGCTGACCCGTCCTAGGAGGACACAATGGCGATCACCGCCGCAACCACCACGTCGGGCTTCTCGGGGTTCCTCAACGCCGACCAGTCCGGCCCCATCTTCGAGCAGGCGATGCGGACCTCCGTGGTCCAGCAGCTCGGACGCCGCGTACCGCTCGGCGCCAACGGCGTCGAGATCCCGGTCGTGTCGACCAAGCCCACCGCGGGCTGGGTCGCTGAGGCGGGCACCAAGCCGGCCACGCAGGGCACGATGGCGCTCAAGACCATGACTCCGAAGAAGCTCGCGGCGATCGCCGTGGTCTCCGCCGAGGTCGTCCGCGCCAACCCGGGCGGCTACGTCGACCTGCTCCGCCCGCAGCTCGCCGAGGCGTTCGCGATCGCGTTCGACGCTGCGGCCCTGCATGGCACCGCGACGCCGTTCACCACCTTCATCGACCAGACCACGCAGACCGACATCGAGATCGGCACGAGCGCCGCTGCTGCGGGCTCGGTGTACGCCGACATCAACGCCGGTCTGAAGGCGCTGGTCGACGACGGGAAGCGGCTCACCGGCTTCGCCTTCGACGTCACCGCCGAGCCGCTGTTCAACGCGGCGGTCGACACCACCGGCCGCCCGCTGTTCGTGGACTCCCCCACCGTGGAGACCGCGGCCACCGTGCAGGCCGGCCGGATCCTCGGTCGTCCGGCATTCATCGGCGAGGGCGTCGCCAGCGGCACCATCGTCGGCTACGGCGGCGACTGGTCGCAGGTCGCCTGGGGCACCGTCGGCGGCATCAACTACGACGTCTCCACCGAGACCAGCGTGACCATCAACGGCGCGCTCGTCTCCCTGTGGGAGCGCAACCTGCTCGCGGTCCGGGCCGAGGCCGAATACGGCTTCCTCGTCAACGATGTAGACGCCTTTGTGACCTACATCAACGCCGCGTAGTCGACACGATGGCTACTCGGAAGAAGGCCCCGAAGGCCGAGGGCGAGGTCAAGACGGTCGAGTACCTGGCGCCTGGTGTCGCACCGGACGTCACGCGCGAGCCCGTGTCGATCGACCCCGAGCTCGAGGAGACCCGCGACCGCGAGGCCGAGGCCAACAGGGTCGACATCTCCGGTTCGCGCGAGGACATCAGCATCGATCCCGAGCTGGTCAAGGCGCGTGACGAGCAGATCAAGCGCGAGGGCGGCACGCCGACCAAGGCGGCCACCTCGGAGCCCAAGGCGGAGCCGAAGAAGGCACCCGCCAAGAAGTCCAGCAAGTAGCGGAGGGGGCGGTCGTGGCTGTCGCAACCTGGCAAGAGGTGGCCGTAGCACTCGGCCGCCCCACCTCCGACTTCACGGCGGACGAGCAGGCGCAGATCTCCTGGTGGCTGAACGGCGTGGAGTTGTTCATCGTGAACCGGCTGGGGGCTGTGGCCGAGCTCGACCAAGCGACGGTTAAGTACGTCGAGGTCGAGGCAGTCGCCGCGAAGGTTGAGCGGGCGAAGCACAAGGGTGCGTCGAGTGTCACCGTCAACGTCGATGACGGTGGGGTGACCAGGCGGTTCGAGAGCCCTGTGTCGGCGGACGACATCACCGACGAGTGGTGGGATCTACTCGGCCCCGAATCGGGCGCGTTCTCCACGCGGCCGTACTTCGAGCCGGACGAGCTTGAAGTGGACTCGTGGGCGTGACTCTCCAGTCAGCGATCGATGCCGAACTGCCGTTCCTGCGCGCCGAGGCCGAGGCGCGGATGCAGTCGACCTGCACCGTCCGCCGCAAGACGGGCCAGATGGTCCAGAACGAGACGACCGGCGAGGAAGTCCCCGAGTGGGAGGCCGTTCACACCGACCTCCCCTTCCGTCTGATCCACGGTCGCTCGCGCACCGTCACCATCGGCGGCGTCGAGTTCGAGGAAGCCACCGCCCGCGGCGACATGCCGTCGGACACCACCGACCTGGCCGATGGCGACCTGATCGAGGTCACCGCCGGCGAGTGGGCCGACACGGTGTGGCGCATCGTCGAGGCCGTCAAGGGCGACCAGATGACCGCGCGTCGTGTGCCCGTGGTCGAGGTAGCGCGGCCGAGCGAGTGGGACGCCTGATGGCGACCATCCGCGTCCAGCACACGATCGGCGACCTGGCCGCTGACTGCGCGCGCATCGCGAACACGGCACGCCCCAAGCTCGCACAGGTGGTCCGCCGCGACGCCGAAGAGGGAAACCGCATCGCGCGCGCCTTCGCCAGCCAGCAGCACACGATGGGCACCGACATCGATGTCCCGTACCACGCCTCGTTCTCGGCCGAGGCTCGCGGCCAGCTTTCCTGGGAGTACGGCCCGGAGGACGACGGCGTGAAGCACGGCGGCTCGCAGGCCACCGGCTACGAGCTCGGCTCGCGCAACCAGCCACCCCACCTGGACCTCGCGAGGTCGGTGGACATCATCGGCCCGAAGTTCGCGAAGGACGTCGGCGACACCGTGGACGGGATGTTCTGGTGAGCGTCGTCCTCGACTCCCGCGCGCACGCGACTGCGGTGAAGGCGGCGATCAAGGCGCAGCTCGGCCCGAACAACGCCTACGACTACGACGAGGTGCCTGGCACCAACGGCAACGCCGGCATCCTGCCGAACATCTACGTGCTGGTCACCGTGCAGCGTCGTTTCAACGGAAACCGCCGCCTCACCGCGCAAGCGGGGCTCACCGGCTGGCGCATCTCCGCGCGCGCCGTCGGCCGCACCATCGACGAGGTTCGCTGGGCGATGTTCAAGGTGGCGACCGCGCTCAACGAGGAGCGGCTGACCATCAGCGGCTCGACGACGACGCCGATCCAGTTCGAGACCGACCAGGCGCCCGAGTCCGACGACGGCCGCTTCTCCGGTCTCGCGCTCTACACCTACGCCCACTGATCCACCCCCTCACCACCCCGCAAAGGAGCCGTGATGGCTGACGAACTGGTGCGCGTCCGCATCGGCAACATCGAGACGAACGTGGGCCGCGTCCGCGCCGAGAAGGCGGACCTGACGATCCTCGACGAGTCGCCCTACCGCGGAGACGGACGGCCCCGCCGTTCCACACGCAAGGGCGGTCGCCCGCGCAAGCCCAAGACATCGGTAGCCGAGAAGGCCGCCGAGAAGAAGGCGGCAACCGCCGCCTCCGAGAAGGCAGCCGCCGTGGCCGCCGACGACACGGCCAAGGAGGCCTGATCTAAATGACGGTTGTGTTCCCTGAAGCGACTCAGGTGTACGGAAACACCTCAGTCCTGGTGATCCCCACGATGGCAGCGCCGGAAGCCCCGGACCTGTCGACCGACATCGGCAACGTGGCGACGGTCAACGTGTCCTGCTACCTGTACTCGGGCGGCGTGGGCACCTCGACCACGAACAAGGGCGAGGCTCCGCGCCGGCTCTGCACCACGTCGGTGCTCCAGAACTTCGGCCAGACCACCTACGAGGTCACCGACCTCCAGTACACCTACGACCCGCAGGCGGCGCTGTCCACGGAGGATAACGACGCCCGGAACGCGCTGGTCGAGGGTGCCGAGGTCTACCTGCTGATCCGTCGCGGCCTGAATGCGCAGGACACCGCCTACGCGGCCGGTCAGTACTGCGACGTGTGGCACGTCCGCCTCGGCCCGCAGAACAAGACCCAGACCGGCGATGGGGAGTTCGACGAGTACAGCATCACGCAGGCCGTCGTGGCCATCGAGCCTCCCTGGGAGGACGTGCAGATCGTCGCCTAGAGCGACCCCTAGGGCGGCGCGGTCCACCAGAGGCCGCGCCGCCCCACCACTACCACCACCACCGACAGGACACCACCACCATGAACACCACCGTCCACTTGACAGAACCCCTCAACCTCGGGGCGGGCGCGGAGGATCGCGTCACGTTCCCGAACTGCCGCTGGCACGCCGACGAGGGCGGCAGCCTGCACATCATCCGCGAGGGTGGCCGCGGCACCGCCATGTCATTCGCCGCCGCCTCGTGGCTCTACGTCACCGACGGCGGCGGCATTGCTGCGACTGAGGGCAAGCGATGAGCCGCACGCTGGCGGACCTCCGCGCATCCAAGCCCGCGTCCCGCCCCGAGCGCTCGCTGACCGTCTGCCTCCGCCCCGAACTGGTGGCAGAGGTGCAGGCGCTCACCTCAGAGCTCGAGTCGCTGCCTGTGCCGCCGCGTTCGGTGGAGTCCGACGACGAGGAGCGCGATGGCCGACCGAAGCGCCAGGGCGAAGGCCGCGACCCGCGCGCCCTCGAGATCCAAGAGCGGCTGTCCAGCCTGCTCGCCGAGATGGCCGAGCACGAGGGCGAGCTCCGGGTCCGCGCCATCTCCGATGGCGAGTGGCGGCGGTGGGTCAACGAGCACCCGCCTCGCGACGAGGGTAAGCCTGGCCACCAGCGTGACCAAGAGGTGGCATTCGGCTACTGCAACGCCGACGCCCTGATCGACGCGCTCGGCCGGTTCGCCTACACGTGGAACGGTGAGCCGCTGGCCGAGGGCGACTGGAAAGAGCACCTCGAGCCCCGCCTGGGGTCGCCGGACCTGAAGCAGTCCGCTACGGCGGTCGTGGCCATGCATGAGAGCCGCCTGGATTTTCGGCAATGGCGCAGCGGCTTGTCGGCCAGCCTGCGCACGTTGACCGACTCCGACTCGCCCGCGACCTCGGCGTCAGTCCCCGACGACTCCATGGCTGGGAGCCCCGAACCTTCCAGCGCGGCTACGACCGCGACGGCCAGCCCTGCGCCCTAGCGGATGCCTGGGAGATCGTCACCGAGACCGAGCCTGAGTGGTCGGACGAGGACCGCGCCGAACTCATGGCCCTGGCACTGTACGAGTCGCAGCTCTGCCAGTGCGGGTTCCATGAGTCGCTGACCCAGGACCGCTCGAACTACTTCCAGCCGGAGTTCCGCACCTGTCCCGTGTGTGCCGGCGCCGACCGCTACGTCCGCGTCCAAGATGCGGCGGACAGGGAAGCCGAGAAGCTCCGGGGTGACAAGGCGCCGGCAGGTGCGCCGCGGCCCGAGGATGGGCGGCGGCTGTACGTCAAGCGTCTGTCGGAGGCTGAGGTGGCGGAGCGGCGGGCTGCTCGCGGTCGGCCTTCATCAGGTCCCAGCCAAGCCGAAGCAGCGCGATTGCGGCAACGATGACGCCGAACCAGAGCAACTGGTCGCCCGACTCGCTGATGCCTTGATCGTCGGCCTCGCGCAGCCCGAGCCCAGCGAGCGCGAGCGCGGCGCCGATGAGCACCGCGCCGATCCACATCTTCATGTCCGCACGGTACGCCGCCGTGGGCGGCACGTCACCGAAACCACCAACACCATCACCAGGAGGTGAGTCGCTTGGCCGTGCGCAACGAGTCCGTGAGACTCACGCTCGACGACGCCGGATTTACCACGGGCATGGCCCGAGCCGCTGCCGCTGCTGCGCTGCTGGACAAGAACCTGAACGACCTCGACGGCAGCAACGTCGGCGCGAACCGGAACCTCGCCGAGACCGCCCGCAGTGTCGACTCGATGGGCACCTCGTTCCGCAGCAGCGGCGCGGACATCGACAAGTTCTCCGGGCGCCTGCGGCTGATCGCCGATGCGGCACTGATCCTGGGTCCCGCCCTGGTCCCGATCGGTGCGGTGGCGGTCCCCGCGGTCACTGGCTTGGCGTCCGCCTTCGGGTTCGCTGCCGTCGGCGCCACGACAGCCTCGGTTGCGTTCCAGGGTGTCGGTGACGCGCTGGAGGCAATGCAGAAGGCGCGACTCGAGCCGACCGTCGCGAACCTCCAGGCGGCGCGCGAGGCGATGCAGCAGATCAGCGCGCCGGCGCGCGAGTTCGTGAACGAGCTGGTGAACATGGGTCCCGCGTTCCGGGCGGTCCGCGACGCTGCGGCCGAGGGACTGTTCCCCGGCCTCACCGCCTCGCTCGACGACGTGGAGCGTGTACTGCCGCGTGTCGCCTCACTGTTCAACGCGGTCGGCACGGCCCTGGGCGACCTAAGCGCGGATGCCGCGCAGTCGCTGGCTGGTCCCGAGTGGGCGGAGTTCTTCGACTTCCTCGAGGCCGAGGCGCCCGCCGCCCTGTCGCAGCTCGGCCACGCCGTCGGCTCGGTGGCGCACGGGTTCGCGGAACTGTGGATGGCATTCGGGCCGCTGAACCGCGACTTCACCGGCTGGCTGCGTGACGCCGCCCGCGGGTTCGACGAGTGGGCGTCCGGTCTGTCGCAGACCGACGGCTTCCAGGAGTTCATCGACTACATCCGTGAGAACGGCCCGAGGGTCGCCGCGGCTGGCAAGGCGATCGGGAACGCGATCCTCCAGATCACTGAGGCGCTGGCACCGATCGGGCCGCATGTGCTGGACGCGATCACCGGCCTGGCGAACGCGCTGGCGGCGCTGGCGGATTCCTCGTTCGGCACGCCGCTGTTCACGATCGCGGCGGGCATGGCGGCGGCGAACCGGGCGGCGTCGCTGCTCGGTGCGGCGTCGCTGAACGTCAGCAACTTCGGGGCCAGCCTGAAGAACCTCGCCAAGGGCGCCGGCGCCCTGATTGCCCTGGACCTCGCTGGTCGGGCGATCAACGAGCTCCGCGATGTCTCGGTGGGCGCAGCGCCCGACGTGGACCAACTCGCGAATTCGATCCGGGGGCTCGGCGACAAGAGCCTGACCGACGTGCTCGGCGGGGACTCGCTGAAGGATGCGCTGGGAGCGGTTCGGGACAGTGAGGGCGGGTTCAAGGGCCTGGCGAACGAGATCGACCGGATCGCCATGTCTGGGCCTGGATTCACCGACGCGATCGCTACCGGGTTCTTGAACCTGACTGGGATGCAGGGCGCGGTCGGGGCGACCGCTATGGAGACCGAGCGGCTGGCGAACGCGATGGCGTCGATGGACGCCGCATTCGTCGGTATCGCATCCGAGGGCGGCATCCAGCAGGCGTGGACACAGTTCCAGCGGCTCGCGGAGGCGGAGCGGCTGACCCTCGCCGAGCAGCGGACGCTCATCAACTCGATGCCGGAGTTCAAGACGCAACTGGACGCCGCCGGTCTCGGCATGGGCGGGTTCGCCGACCAGATGGCGCGCATCTTCCCGTGGATGGCCCAGCTCAGCGGCAACACGCGGGAGACCGGCAGCGCGTTCAATGCCGCCGCCGCAGCGGCCCGCAACTTCAGCGACGCGCTGGCCGAGTTCAGCGGGTGGCTGGGCAAGCAGGAGGCGCTCAACAGCTACAAGAACGCACTCCGGGGCCTGGGCGACGCGCTCAAGGACGGGTTCCAGCCCAAGGACATGGACGCGATCCTCGGGTTCGGTCGGGCCGTCGAGCAGGTCGCCTCGCAGATCAAGGACAAGGGCCTGCGCGCGGACTTCCTGAAGGGCGCCGTTCAGTCGCTCGAGGGGTTCGCAGCCAAGGGCCCGCAGGCGGCAAAGGCGATCAACCCGCTGCTGAACCAGTTGCGGAAGCTGGAGGACGCGAACCCGAAGCCGAAGATCGACCTCGACCCGCAGAAGTTCGAGTCCAAGGCGAAGCGGACCCGTGCCCAGATCGCCGGCATCGACGCGGAGGTGGCGCGGCCGAAGGCCGATCTGGAGGACGCACCCTTCAAGGGCAAGGAGAAGGCGGTCCGGGGCGACCTGATGTCGCTGGGTCGGATGAAAGAGGAGCCGACCGTCAGCCTGGCGGACCGCGCGTCTGGCCCGCTGTCCGGCATCCGCGGTCAGTTGAACAGCCTTCCGAGTTCCAAGACGATCACGATTACCACGGTCCACCGCGACATCAACACCGGCACCATCGGCCACCTGGCGACTGGTGGTCCGGTGAACGGCCCGGGCACCGCGACCTCCGACAGCATCCCCGCCTGGCTCTCGAACGGCGAGTACGTCATCAAGGCCGCAGCGGTCGAGAAGTACGGCGTGGCCACGTTCGACCGCCTGAACGCGATGATGCTGGCCGGCGGCGGTCTCGCGTCCCACACGCACGCGCGAGGCTTCGCCAACGGCGGCACCTACATGGAGGACCGCCCGCAGTCCTACTACTTCCCGGACCCCGATACGGCGTCGTGGGCCGAGCTGATGCGGGCGATGACGCAGGCCACCGCGTCGGGCTACAAGGTGTGGCAGTCGGCGATCCGCAAGGAGGCGGACGAGCGGCTGAAGGAGGCCGAGCGCCGCAAGGAGGCGCTGACCGAGGAGCTCGACGCCGCGAAGCAGTTCCGCGACAGCCTGAAGCAGGCGGCGGACTCGCTGCGCGACAACGTGGCGGGCAAGTTCTCCGGCTCTGACCTGTTCGGCGAGGACGCCACGGTCGAGTCGATCATGTCCGGGCTGAAGGAGCAGGCGGCGGCGGCGTCGCAGTTCTCCTCGCTGACGCTGCAACTGAAGCGGCTGGGCCTGGAGGGTCCGGCGCTGGAGGCGCTGCTCCAGACCGGGAACCTGGATCTGCTGAAGCAGTTCGCGGGCTCGGGCAAGGACGCGTTGGCGCTGTTCGAGTCGCAGTTCAACCGAACGCAGTCGGCTGCTCAGAACGCGGGCCAGACGGCGGCGTTCGCACGGTACGGCGAGGAGCTGGCCGCGGCGAACAGGGAGCTCCAGGGCGTGCGCAAGGAGGCCCAGGACGCTACCCGCGAACTGAAGATCGCCAACAGGCAGCGCGAGCGCCTGGAGGCGCTGGCCGAGAAGAACCCCACTGAGACCGGCAAGGCGGTGGGCCGTGAGATCGGCCGCCCCGTTGCCCGAGCGGCACGGAGGAACCACGCATGAGCCAGCGGTTCATGTGGAAGCTCGCCGGCCTGCCGCTGGTGACCGACCCCGACCAGCGTCCGACGTCGGGCTGGTGGCTGGAGACCTACGCCGATGGCTTCGACCTAGGCGCCGCCGAGGGCGTCGTGTCGGTCCGCGAGTCGCTGCTGCTCGACGGTGACGACGAGTCGATCGACCACTGGGGCAACCGCGAGATGCAGTGGACGACCGCCGTCTGCGGCTACTCGTGGGACGACCTGGCCGAGGGTGCGAAGGCGCTGCGGATGCGTCTGGGTGGCCCTGCGGATCTGGTGCTGACGCCGCCGGAGAGTGGCGCGTCGACGCTGTTTGATGTCCGCACCTCGCAGTGGCGGCCGATCGTCAACGACCTCGACTGGATCAAGAAGGGCACCAAGTACCACGCCTATGCGCTGAGTGTCCGCACGGCACCGTGGGGCTACGGCCTGGAGAAGGTGACCGAGACCTTCACGACCGGCGCCGGCACGGTCACGACGGTGGACGACGGGACGTCGGCGACGAACTGGCCGGGGATGTCGGTGGACTCCTACCTCGGCACGACGACGGTTGCCCTGGGTCTGATCGCGGCGACCGGCTCGGGACAGAAGGTGAACTCGGGCTACGCCTATGGGTTCGGCGGGCCGACGACCGGCACCACGTCGTGGGAGTGCCGAGGCACGATCCAGTATTCGGCAGCGATCCCGGCGGTCGCCTACGTCTGGGTGGACCTCGCTGTGGAGGGCGCGGGATCGGGCCTAGTCATGCCTGGCTTCATGACGGGTGTCCAACTGAGCATGGCGGGGACCGACACGGGGTCCCCGGTCGCGATGCAGGCCGCACCCGTGGCGGGCTACACGCGCTACTTCTGGCGGCGTCCGAACACGACCGGGTTCCGGATTACCGCTTCTGCGGCTGCTTTCGAGGGGCAGTCGGGCACGTTCCATGTGGACGGCTACGGCACCTCGACCACCCTGCCGTCCGGGTCGCTGCTCGGCCTGTCGATGAAGGGCTCGGTCCCGGTGCAGGGACAGTTGCAGATCGCGCACCCGACGCCCACCTCGGCGTCGCTGGGCGACGTGTTCGTGTACGCCGACCCGACGATGCTGGATAACGGCTGGATCCCGGACGACGGCACCACGTTCCCCTATGCGCCCGAGGGCACATACTGGCTTTGGGTGCAAGCCAACGCCGCGTCCTACAGCTCGGGCGAGGTGTTCGGGGTGACCGTGGGCGGGATCACGAAGACCACCCGGACCGAGTGGGCGGGCTCGGCGACGCCCAGCAACGGTCGCTGGTTCCCGATCGGCCCGTTCGACCTGGGCGTGAACCGCTCCCGAGTGCTCGGAACGGTCAGCGGCCTTAATGACGAGGTGACCCTCACCCGCAACGGCACTCCGCTCGGCTCCCTGTCGCCCGCTCGACTGATCCGCGAGGACGAGGACGCGACCCTGATCCACGTCCGAGACCTGACCGTCGCGTCTGGGGTGGAGAAGTCGCACCTGTTCATCGACCCGCCGTCCTTCGACCAGCCGCGCCCCGGGTTCTATGCGGGCGAGGCTGCGGACGGCTCCGATGCGGTGTCGGTGGCTGCGACGGTGGATTCGCAGTCCTATCCGGTGCTGGTGCCCGGTGCGACGGCGCTGTGGGTGCAGGTCAAGAACACCACGACCCCGACGGTGACCGCCGTGCACCGGCCGGCCTACGACCCGTTCGCCACCGGGGTCTAGCGATGGCCGCCAAGGTCCTGATCGCCGGGACGTGGGTGGGCCTGCTGTTCCCGACGTCCGGGGTCAGGCACTCGACCACGCGGCGCGTCGACTCGCCGTCCGGCGACTACGAGGCGTCGGTGACGGTGACGTGCCCGCGCAGCCATCAGGCGGAGTGGACGCAGAAGAACGCGCCGTTCGAGCTCTACGCCCCAAACGGTGGCCGGATCTGGGGCGGCCTGGTCTCCGAGGTGGAGCGCGGCGACACTGGGGTGACCATCCACGCCAAGGGCATCGGCGAGGAGCTGGTGAAGTGGAAGGCGGTCTACGACGCGGACCCGGGCGGCGGTGTGGACCTCCAGCCGTCGTTCGTCCCGAACGATGCGGTGGACTATGCCGAGTCGATCGGCGCGCCGTTCGGCCGCTACGGGGTGGACCTGGGCTCGACGCCGATCTCGACGAGCGAGAACGAGCCGCTGACGAACATCGGCACGCTGTTGCAGCGGGCGGCGATCATGCAGGGCAAGCGGGTGCACGTGGACTCCCAGGGTGCGATTACGTTCGTCGCCGACCCGACCACGCCGGAGTGGATGACGACCCCGAACCCGCTCTACATGGGCACCGCGGACGACCAGTACGTCTCTCGGCTGTACGGCTACTACCTCTCGGAGGGCGCAGCGGCGTTCGACGTGCGGCTGACCGGCTCTCCGACCGGCGGCACGTTCACCCTGTCGGGCAACGGCGCCACGACGGGGGTCATCGCCTTCAACGCGACTGCCGCGACGGTGCAGACCGCCGTGCAGGCGCTCGGCGGCGTGTTCGCGTCCGCCGTGGTGAAGATCCCGTCCGGCTCTACGGCTCGGTGGGTGATCTCGCTGACCGCCGGGAACGCGACGCTGACCGGCAACGGCGCGGCGCTGACCGGCGGCACCACCCCGGGCGTCTCGGTGGACCAGACCCGCGGCGACGGGCTCGTGTACGCCGAAGACGACGACGCGGTGGCCGTGTTCGGGCACATGCAGCGCGACATCGATCTGCGGTCCCTGGGATCGATCTCCGCGTCGACGGCGCAGGCCTACATCGACGGCCGCTACGCCCTGGTGGGTGGCCGGATGGGTTGGACGGAGGGTGTCGAGCTGACGCCCCGGAACCTGCTCCACGTCTCCGGTGCCCGGGCGAACCCGCGGCATGTGAAGGCCGGGACCATGCTCGAGATCCCCGACAACCGGGACGCCCGCTCCAGCCCGACCGTTCGCGCGGCGATCCGGATCGTGCTCTCCGAGGTCGAGGTCACCGAGGGGCGTTCACCGAGCGCGGTCGCGGCCCCGCTCGGGTTCAGCCCGCGCGACATCGAGGGCGCCTTGTCGGCGCCGGAGAACCCCGCAGCAACCGAGGAGGCATAGTGGCCGGATTCACGGATCTGATTCCGCAGGCGCAGCCGGCGCTCGCTGACGGCGGTTGCTTCGCCGAGGCGACTGCTGGCGCGACCTGGGAGTGGACGTTCTCTGGGGCGGTGGACTCGGCGAACAACCCGGTGGACTTCACCGGCATCACCGGGACCTGCGTGGTCACGGACGGGGCGTCCACGGTTGTCACGCTCACCGTGACGGGCACCGTGGGCGGCTTCACCGTGTCCAAGGCGAAGGCGAGCACGACCGCGCTGAACGACGGTGAGGACCGCCGCCAGTGCTCGTGGTCGCTGTACTTCGACGACGGCACCGAGCGGCTGTGGGTCTGGAACTCCGATAACTCGGTCCTCGTGATTAAGGCGGGTTCGTGATGGGGCTGCAATTCGACCTGACGGTGGAGCGGAAGCTGACCCTGACGCCGAACCGGGGCACGGTCTCGCTGAAGCCGCTGGTCCAGTCGCTGACGCCGGACCTGATCGAGGCCCGCGACGACGCCGAGGCGGCCGCCGCCGCTGCTGCTGCCTCCCAGGCTGCGGCGACGACTGCGGAGACGAACGCCGAGACGGCCGAGACCAACGCGGAGGCCGCCCAAGCCGCTGCTGAGGCGGCGCAGGCGGCCGCGGAGGCGGTGCCGACCAGCAACGACGGGATCGTCTCGGCGCTGATCGACAACGTGTCCTCGGACACTCGGGCCTCGCTCGACGTGCTGCTGGATGCCCTGACGGCGGCGGACGTAGGTGCGGCGACCCCGGCGGACGTGACCGCGGCGATCGCGGCGGTGATCGACTCCGCACCCGGTGCCCTTGACACGCTGAACGAACTGGCGGCGGCGCTCGGGGACGACCCGAACTTCGCGACGACGATGACGAACGCGCTCGCGGCGAAGGCACCGCTGGCCAGCCCGACCTTCACGGGCACCGTCTCGGGGATCACGAAGGCGATGGTCGGGCTCGGGAACGTGGCGAACGTCGACCAGCAGAACGCCTCGAACCTGACCAGCGGCACCGTGGCAACCGCTCGGCTCGGCTCCGGGACCGCCGACAGCGCCACCTACCTGCGCGGCGACAACACGTGGGCGACCATCGCGGCGGGCGGCGGACTGCTCGCCTCCCTGGCGTACACGGCGGCAGCCAAGTCCACCACCGCCACCACCATGACCGACATCGACGCCACCAACCTCGCGATCACGTTCACGGCACCCGCGTCCGGAACAGTGATCGTGCGATGCAGCGGCCCGCACCGCATGAGCGCATCGTCGTCCGGCGGGCGGTGGGGGCTACGCAACGGAAGCACGACAGTCGGCGACTGTAGCGCGACCCCCAGCGCCGCCAACAGCAGCGCCTACCTGTCCATCCCGTTCCGGGTAACCGGCCTCACGGGCGGCGCATCAGTGACGTTGAAGTGGGCATGGCTCACCACCACGGGCACCGTCAACCTTGACATCTCCGCGACCGCACCCGCCGTCATGGAAGTCCTTTCGGCTTAGGGGGTAACCGTCATGGCTTCGGTCACGACCAGCAAACAGATCAACCTCGGACAACTGTCCCGTGAGATGGGCGGCAAGAACCTCGGCGCTACGGCCACCGCCGAAACCACCGAGGTCACCTGCTACGAGAGTGGTGTCACCAACGCCGCGCTCCAGTCCGCCGTCGACGCGCACGTGGCCGTCGACGAGGATGCCAACCGCGCCACCCTCGAACAGCGCGCCGCCAACGCGCTAGCCGCGAACAACGCCTTCCTCGCGCTCGCCTCGCCCACGAACGCGCAGACGCTCGCGCAGGTCAAGGTGCTGACCCGGGAGTGCTCGGGGCTGATCCGCCTCGCGCTCGGGCTGCTCGACACCACCGACGGCACCTGACATTGAGCGGGCGCCGGGAGCCCCGGCGCCCTAAGCGACGACGGGCCGACTGCACCGGCCGCCGATCGCCTGCAAGGACCATCCCCTAGCCGAGGCGCGACACGCCAGAGCCGATCGCGAGGAGCCCGCGAATGCCCAGACGCTTCCACTTACCCGTCACCCTGTTCGTCGCGGGCCTGATCCTCACCGCCGGCCACGACTACACCTATCGCCGCGTCGGCGGCGACGACTTCGAGCTGTGGGGCGCCGTCTCGCACGCGGGCTCCGACATGCTCATCGTCGTCTTCGTCCTCACCGCCATCGCCGTGTTCTGGCCCGGTGATCGGGGGTGAACCACTCTCCCGGTGCCGACTTCCCGGTCCTGCGGGGCACCATCACCATCCGCAACCCGCGCAGCGTCCTGCTGCTGCAGCCGTTCCAGTTCTGCCTCGCGTTCGCGCTGTGGCTGACCGCCATCGTGTTCACCATCTGGCCCGAGGCGCTCGAACACGCGCCCGTCTCGTTCGAGCAGCGCGGCATCGTGCACCACGTCTGGCACTACGCGCTGCTGCTCGGCACCTCGGTCCTGATGTGCGGGATGCTGTCGGCGGGCAGGCGGCGCCTACAGGCCGAGCTCATCGGGCTGTTCCTGCTGATCGGCTGCCTCGGGTTGAACCTGACCGCGGTCCTCGCCGACACGGTTGGGCTGCACGAGTCCATCGTCTCCGGGCTGGGCATCGCCATCCGCGCGGGGTTCCTGGCCGCGCTGCTGATCCGCGTCTACATAGTGATCGCCGAACCCACCGTGGACCTCAACCAGGGCGGTGAGTGACCCGTGGAGTGGGCACAGGTCACCTCCTACTCCATCGCAGCCGCCGCCACCCTGGGCGCGCTACTCGCGTACTTCAAGTACAAGCCGGGGCAGCGCGAGCGGGTCGGCGTGGACGTCGCCGAGGGGAACATCAACGTCGCGCAAGGCACCCTGAACATCGCGCAGGGCACGATCGCGCTGGTCGCCGAGACGCTCGAAGAGCAGTTCAAGCGCATGGACAAGGCGATGGAAGAGATGCGCGCCGACCACGAGCAGTACCGCGCCGACACCGACGCTCGGATCGCCGAGCTGTCCGCCGAGCTGCGCAAGGAGCGGGCCGAGAAGCGGCACTTCAAGACCGAGAACGAGCGGCTGAAGGTCCGGGTGACCGAGCTCGAGGCCGAGGTGTCGCGGCTCAAGCAGCGCCCCTGACCATCCACTGACCTAGCCCCCGCCTGGTGGCGATAGCGGACCTGCTTGGGAGGCGCGGACGGTGACGGGTTGATCGCCGTTCACCAGCGTCGTGCAGGAATCCGTGAGCGGTTCGATTCCGCGAGGGGGAGCAACGCCCATCCACCGCATCCGGCTCCGCCTCGCGCGGCTGATCTCCCATGGAGGCCCCATGTCCTGGCGCGTAGCCCGCTCGCTCGACGTCCTGCTCGACGAGATCAACGCCGCGGCGCCACTCCGCTCCAAGATCAGCGACGGCTCGATCGGCGATGCCGCACACGCGACGAGGGACAGCGACCACAACCCCTGGGTCACGTTCGGCGGCCAGGGCATCGTCCGCGCCCGCGACTTCACCCACGACCTCGGCGGCGGCCTCGACTGCAACGAGCTCGCCAAGGCGCTCGCCGCACTGATCGCGGTCGGCGGACACCCCGCCTGCCGCTCCGGTGCCTACGTCATCTGGCAACGCCGCATCTTCTCCTTCGACCGCCGCAACGAGGGTTGGCGCCCCTACACGGGCTCCAACCCGCACGACCACCACCTGCACATCTCTGTCGCGCTCGACCCGTCGGGCTTCGACTCCACCCGCCCCTGGTTCGTGATGAGCCACAAGGAGGACGACGACATGCCCTACACCGACTGGCCCGAGAAGGACCGCGATGCCCTGGTGGGCGACGTGGTGAAGGCGCTCCTGCGCGCCGACATCTCCAAGAAGGGTGAGCCCCGGCTCGCCGTCGAGCAGGCGCTCAGGCAGGCGTCGAACGCGCCCGCCGTGGTGCGTGAGGAGCACCGGGAGTAATGGTCCGCCGGCTCCTTGCCCGCCTTCTCGGGGAGCGGTGCCGGTACTGCGGTCAGCGGATCGTCCCGTCGTACCGCCTGGTGCATCAGTACGTCGACCACTGCGAGCTGCAGCGATGAGCCGCCCCGTCGCCACGGTCCTCTTCGACTTTGGCGGCCAGAACCTAACAGAAGCGGGCATCCCCGCCGCCGCCCGCAGCCTCGGGATCTTCGTCGCCCAAGAGGTCGACCGGGTCACCCTGCTCCGCAGCGTCCCGGAGACGTGGCGCATCGAGGTCCCCGAGCACGACCGGCACCAGGCGGTCTGCTGGGACACCGACGAGTGGCAGAGCCTCGGCCCCGTCGAGTCTCACCGCATCCACGGCTCCGGCAAGGGCGACCCTTCGGTCCCCGACGGCATCCGCACCCCCGCCCGCTTCGTGCACGTCAAGCGGCTCCGCCATCGCGCGACCGGGCTGATCGTCCGGGTGATCTTCACATGGTGGATCAACTCGTGGAAGCCCGCCGGCCGCCGCGACCGCTGGACCGCCGGTCGAGCTCGGCTCGCCGCCAGGGCGCGCAAGATCACCATCCGCGAGATGAAGAAGGCGCTGGCCGCAGGCGAGGAGTTCCTGTGCGAGGGCGACTTCAACTCGCTGCCCGCACGGCTCCGGTTCGCCGTAGTCCGCGGCATCCGCGTCGTGTTCGGCCGCGGCCTCGAGCGGATGTACGCCTCCCGCGGCCTCGTGCCGGTCAAGACCTGGCACCTGCCCAAGGTCGGCGTCGGGCGCGACCTGCGACACCAAGGGCTCGCCGCCCGGTTCCGCTACACCATCAAGGAGAAGCCATGACCGCCATCCCCGAGACCGCCAAGGCATACGTCGCCCTGTTCGGTGCCATCGCCACCGCCCTGCTCGGCGTCTACACCGCCGACTCCGACGTCGGCAAGGTGCTGACCGTGGTCGCGGTGATCGCCACCGCGTTCGCCACCTGGGCCACGCCCAACGCCGCGCAGCCCGCCCACCGTGACGACCAGGGAAACGCGACGCTCTACACCATCGTGCTCGCGCTCGCCGGCGTGGCGCTGGTGCTCTGGCTGCTCGACGCCCTCCGCGTGATCAACCTCAGCTAGGCCATGCAGAGCCCGCCGATCGAGTGGGCACTAGCCATCGGCTATCTCGGGGTGCTCGACTACCTGCGCTCCCGCGGCGAAGCGGACGCCGACACGCTGTCGGAGGTCGTCCGGGATGCCGTCTATCGCCATCGCCACGGCAAGGCCGCGTTCACCGTCGGCCTCGCGGTCGGCGCCGTAGCTCTGCACCGCCACATCGTGCGCGAGTAGCGCTCGACCCCTGCTCGCGCACTGCCGCCCGCCTCCTTCTCGGGGGCGGGCGGTTTCGCACGTTCTAGGGCAACTGCGGCAGCCATTCCTCGGGCACCTGCTCAGGTAGCCCGGTCTGGACGATGGTTCCGCTGCCGTCACCATCGGCGATGTTCGCGCACCGAGCGCCCATCGCCACGCCCGTCTTAGGATCGCGCCACAGGATCCAGCCCTCGCCCACACCAGCCTCAGGGGGTGGTGGGTCCGGGGTGGGGTCGTAGGAGTACCTGAGGTCAGAGAAGTCGCTCACAGCGTCCACTCCTCTCGCCAGCCGGCGCGGTCGGCGTAGATGGATGCGAGCGCGCGGAGTTCCTGGCACTCGTCGGGCGTGCGCAGCCCGTAGTCGTCTTCGCTGCACGCCGGGTCCCAGTTCGGGTCGATGTCTGCGACGTGCAACTCCACGATGCGGCGGTGGGCCGCGCAGGTCGCCAGGACGTGGCCTACGGGGACGATGGCAACCTTCCCACCGGATGGTGCCGTGAACACGAACCCTTCAGCAGCCGCAGCCCGCGCCCACGCTTCGTCGGCCTCGATCTGGGCGAGCAGCCACGCGGCGAGAGAAGTCGTAGCGGTGGTCACGGCTTCTCGTCCATCACGATCGACCCCATCCAACCGCAGCGCATGCACGTGATCCCCGCAGGCGCTTCCTCGGACAACCGACGAGGCTGAAAGGCGAAGTCATGCCCATTCGTCTCGCAAGTGCGGCGGCGCAACTCGCGGTCCGCCTCGGCCAGCGTATAGAGGTCGCTATCGTTGCTCATGGTGATCCGCTCCAATCGGATTGCCAGCCCCGGTCGCCCACACGCGGCCGGGGCATCTTTCGTCGTTCCGAGGGTACGCCCCGCCGCCGACACAAACGCCGACGACGAGGCGCACCGTCCCCCCGCAAGGTCAGTAGGAGTAGGTGTACCACCGCGAGTCGGCCGCATCGAACTGGCCGGCGGGGACGCGCGTAGCCAGGGTGCACTGGTTGTAGCCCGAACCCGCGACAACGTGAAGGGTCAGCGTGTACGCACCCGGCCCCGTCGGAGTCAGCGAACACACGGCCGGATCGCCGATCACAGTCGCAGTGCCGGGCTGGCCGTCGTAGTACCCCGACACGGTGACCGGATGCGACGTGCCCTCGGCTGCGAACTGCGGGCCGGTGAACTTGATGTCCTGCTGGGTGAGCGCCGAGGACGGGGCGGCGGTGAGGCCGATGGTCGCGGCGGTGACGGCGAGCAGGGTGGCGAGCTTCTTCACGGTGGTGCCTTTCGGTAGCGACCGCCGTCCCGATTCCGAGCCCATTGGCTACAGTAATGGCTACACCTACCCCCACCGCTGCACCCCCCGAGAGGTGCTGCTGAGCGTGAATCCGTGGAGCCGCCTGTCGGAATCGAACCGACGACCTATTCATTACGAGTGAAAACGGATGCTAGCATGAGTACGCCTGGAAGGGGCCGGATCACGCTCAAATGGGCGTGATTCTTTACGTTAGAGGGGGTGTAGCCATGGCTACACATGGCTACAGGAATGGCTACAGTAGGTTCCGGTGACGAGGAAGCAGCGGCGGCGACGCGAGTACGGGACCGGCAGCGTGTATCGGCGGTCGGACGGCATGTGGATCGGGGCCGTCCCCGCTGGCACCTACCCGAACGGCAAGCGCCGTCGAATCCAGGTCAGCGGCAAGACCGAGGATCTGGCCAGGAAGCGGCTCCGCGACAAGCAGCGCGCCCTCGCCCTGACCGGCGCCACCGACGTCAGTTCACGCGACACGGTGAAGACCTGGGCGGGCACCTGGCTCGAGCTCCAGGAGCGCCGCCTGCGACCGAACGCCTTCAACGCCACCCGCTCGGCGGTCAACCGCTGGATCATCCCCACCATCGGGCACGTCCGGTTCGACGCGCTCGCACCGGCGCACGTCCGGGCCGTCGCGAACGCGCAGCGCGACGCCAGCCGATCCACCTCCACGCAGCTCCGCACCCACTCGGTGCTGATGTCGCTGCTGCGAGCTGCCCAGGTCGAGGGCTACCCCGTCACCGAGCGCGTCCTCAACGGTGACCGACCAGAGAAGGCGGTAAGCGATCGCGCCGCCATGAGCGTCGACGAGGCCGTCGCCATCCTCGAGGTCGCCGCCGACACTCCCCAGGCGTCCCGGTGGGTGGCCGCCTTCCTCCAGGGCATGCGACAGGGCGAGTGCCTCGGGCTCACCTGGCCCGCCGTCGACTTCACCCGCGGCGAGATCCGCCTGTCGTGGCAGCTCCAGCCACTCCCGTACCGGGTGCCACGCGACCGGGCCTCCGGGTTCCGCATCCCCGACGGCTACGAGGTCCACCAGGTCCGCGGTCGCCTCCATCTGGTGCGCCCCAAGTCCAAGGCCGGCGAGCGGGTGATCCCGATGGTGCCGTGGATGCAGACCTCGCTGGAGGCGTGGCGCGACGACTGCCCCGAGAACCCCGCCGGACTCGTCTGGCCGCTCGCCAACGGCGCGCCGTGCTCCAGCAAGACCGACGACGACGAGTGGTACGGGCTCCAGCAGGCCGCCGACGTCCACCACCCCTCCGGGCGCTTCTACACCGTGCACGAGGCGCGGCACACCACGGCGACGCTGCTGCATGAGGCCGGCACCGAGCCCGCCATCATCGCCGCCATCCTCGGTCAGTCCAAGCTCGTCGAGTCCTACCTCCACCTGAAGCAGTCGCCGCGGGTCCGCGAGGCCCTCCAGAACGTCGCCGGGATGCTCAACCCCGGCGGCTAGTCCTCGTCGAGCGGGTGCAGGCGGACGTAGCGCTCCAGTGCCCGGATGATCACGTCGGTGACCGTCTCGTCGTTGTCGGCGGCGACACGCTTCGCCGCCTCCCAGAGTTCGTCGGGGACGCGCACCGTTCTGACCGGCACCCAGTCCCCATGTGGCCGCACCCGGGGGACGCTAGGAGGCCGCGTATATACGCACTGAGAAGCGAAAGGGGCGGACTGCTACTTGACCGAGTGCATCCCGGCATCCCGGCCGATCTCGAAGGCGTTCTCCTCGCGATGTTTCAGCTCCTGAAACCAACAGCGGATGTTCAGCACCCCGCCAGCCGCGCAGGCGATGATGCCGAACGCGTGCAGCCCACAGCCGGGAGTGAGCGCGTCGATGGTGGTCAGCAGAAGGGCCAGAGCCCACAAGACGGCGGCGATCACCTTCGCGGCCGGCCAGCGGGTTTCGAGCATGGCGAAGAGCATGGCGAGGAGACCTCCCGAGTAGAAGTGCACCGTGGGGCCCCTCGCCGGGGAGAGGTGCCTCGGGGCGAGGGGAAGGAGACAGCGCCGTAAGGCTTTAACTTAGCGCCTGGCGACGAAGTTACGGCCCCACCCTGCGATCGGATGGAGCCGTATTGTTACCTCCGCCCCACGGTCACTGGTTTCGACGCCTCTCGACCGTGGGGCACCTGCTTGGCGGCGGGATGCTCACGCGCCCCTCACCTCCCCCGGAGGGTCGTCCTCGTCGTCTATGTAGCCGATGTCCAGGAGCACCGCCGGCAGCACGTCGGATTCGTAGCTGAGGTGGGTCAGCGCGGCCAGTGCGCGCAGGGTGTCGCGCTCGGGGAGATCCCTGATCCCTCGCGTCCGCCATGAGCTGATCGTCTGCGGCGCCACGCCGATGGCGCGCGCTATCGAGGAGTCGGACGGCCCGCCGTGGGTGTCCTTGTACTCGTCGATGATCGCCAGCAACCGGCTCATGGGATCACTCTCCTGGCGGACGACCACGGGCGCCACTTGGCCGTGTACCTAACCGTCTACCGCTGAGACCTGACGTTACGGCAGAAACCGTCTACCTGTCTGTACGCCAAATGCGGTAAGTATCGCCGTCAACTGCGGTACTACACGCGTGTGATTCGTTGACAAACGTCTACCGGCTCATGTAGAAACATCCGCAGACGGTTGACACCGCACCGTCTACTACAGAGGATGGGGGCACGACATGGCGCAGCCACTCAGGCGCCGACGGACGTATCCGAAGGGCACGTGGATGAAGCTCCGAAGCAAGGAGATCCTGATCGCTTTCATGGACGAGAAGGGCTTCTCGGTCCAGCGCCTGGCGACCTACTCCCAGTGCAGCAAGTCGATGATCGGCCACCTGCGGACCGGCGAGAAGAAGAGCTGCACGCCGCAGTTGGCGGAGCGCATCTCGGAGGCGCTCGGGGTGCCCCGCCTGGCCCTTTTCGACGAACAGGCATCCGCAGGTAGCGGTAACAATGACAAGAGTCAGGGGGCGGCTGCATGAGCCCCGAGGCCCGCACCGCCGAACGCGCCTACACCCTCGTGGAGGCCGCCGAGGTCAAGTCGGTCTCTCGCGACCTGCTGCTCCGCGCGATCAAGGCCACCGAGGGCAACACGCTCCGGGCGAAGAAGGTCGGCAAGGGCTACCGCGTCACGGCGTCGGACCTCGACGCCTGGTACGAGCGGCTGGAGGACGCATGAGCTCCTGCACCTGCGACCCCCGCCACCTCGACGCCGGCGGCTTCGATCGCAACTGCCCCGTCCACGACACCCGCCGCGACTTCGCCCGCGACTTCGCCGCCCTCACCCTCCTCCCCGGCGCTCTCCTCGTCGCCCTGGCGGTGGCCTTGCAGTGGCTGGTCGCACCATGACCACCGACCCCACCACCCACCGCCACGCCTGGGTGAAGGCCACCGTCGCCGCCCGCACGCCGCACACCGGCGTCACCCCGCAGCAGCACGCGCGGATGGTCGCCGCCGCCGAGCGCGAGTGGGCGCGGATCCACCCGGCGATGGCGCGGAGGGCGACGTGAGCGCGGAGCGGGTCGAGGCGGCGATGGACGCGACAGGCGGTCGCTGCGGCACCTATGCGGGCTACCAGACGCACGGGCGCGAGGGGACCACGCCCTGTACGCCCTGCCGCCGTGCCAACCGCGCGTACATCCAGGAGTACCGCAAGCGCCCCGGCATCGCCGACAAGCAGGCGCGGGAGAGTGCCGCTCGGTCCCGTGCCTTGTGGCGTCTGGCTGACCTTCACCCGGCGCAGTTCCAGATCCTTGTCGACGAGGAGATGGGCCGATGAGCGCCGCCCGAGCGTTCAAGGTGGCCGACCCCCTCGGCGCCTGGCTCGCCGCGCGCGAGGGTCGCTGCGCCCATGGCCGCCACCTCGCCACCCAGGGCTGCGCCGACTGCGGCCTCGCCGGGAAGGCGCAGGGGCAGTCGCAGGCGACCGCCGCTCGGCCCAGCGACGCGGCCCGCGTGGAGGCGGCGATTCGGCGACTGGCCGCGACGGGAAAACCGTTCTCGGCGAACGACGCCCGCGTCATCCACGGCGTGAAGGGCGGCGTGGTCGGCGCAACGTTCACGGCGCTGCGCAAGGAGGGCGTGATCCGGGCGGTGGGCGACGAGACCAGCACCGACCGAGGTACGCACGGGCACCGGATCTATCGCTGGGTGGGTGCGGCATGAGCGACCTCCTGTTTGACGCTCCCATCCAGTCCCGCGAGACCGATGAGCGCTACACCCCAGCCTGGATCTTCGAGGCGCTCGGCGAGACGTTCGACCTTGACCCGGCCAGCCCGCCACTCGGTGTTTCACGGGTACCTACCGCCGCCGTGTGGACCAAGGACGACGACGGCCTCACGCGCCCTTGGCGCGGCTTCGTGTGGCTGAACCCACCGTTCTCCAACTCGACAGCCTGGGCCGATCGCTTCATGGAGCACGGCTGCGGAATCTGGCTCGGGCCAGTGGCGAACGGCGGCTGGCACGACCGCATGACACGCGCCTCCGATTCGATGGTCCTCCTGCGCGACTTCGCCTTCATCGGCACCAATCACGCGCAGAAGCGCTCATCCATGCCGCTGTCCATGCACGGGTTTGGCCAGCGCGCCGCTGCCGCCCTGCGCCGGTTCGCCACCGCGGCTCCGGACGCTGGCGTGCTGATGCAACGCGCCTCCCCCTGACCTCGCGGCGGCGGTGTGAGTGGGGAAGCTCCGCTGCCGCCGCGAGCACAACAGAACACAGGCTCCTCGCCGGCTCCCACCAGCCCGACCCCATGCGGGCGGTGAGCTTCCGCGGCGAGGACGGCCCCGCCGCCCGACAGGGACGCAAGGCGGCGGGGCCACTTCAAGGCCAGAGAAGAGAAGCGGCCCCGAGCCGAGCAGGGCAATCGGGGCCACCTACGAAGGGAATCGTACAGATGAAGACGAGCGAAGTGCTGACCAAGGCGGCGGATGCCGTCGAGCGCGAGGGCTGGCGAACGGGCCACGGCGGATGGGGCGGCGAGGGCGGCCTGTGCCTGGAGGGTGCGATCGCCGCCGCCGCTGGCATCGAGTGGGGCGTCAACGTGGAGACCGGCAAGCCATTGCCGCCGATCTTCGCGGTCAATCGGTGCCCCGCCGGTCAGGCGGTGCGTGAGTACCTGGGCCTGGGCGCATTGGACTCGCACCCCACGACCGGGAACGCGCTCTGGCGCTGGAACGACGCCCCCCACCGCAACGCCATCGAGGTCATCGCCACCCTCCGCGCCGCCGCCGTGATCGAGGCAGCCCGCGAGCAGCAGCCGACCGACTCCTTCCACCGCAGCCTCGACCGCGCGCTGGCCGCGTCATGACTACCCCCTGCCGCCACCGCCTCTCCGGCCTGCCCTGCGTCAATCGCGAGCCGCACACCGGGAATGGCCGCGGCTGTGTGCACGTCAGCGCCAGCGGCTCCCACGTGGACGACCGCCACCGCGAGGGAGGACACGAGTAGAGATGAGCGTCACAAGGAACATGTCGATCCGCGTGCGGATCATCTTCTACACCCACACAGACCCGCATGGTTGCTGGACGTGGCGGGCGGCACGCGATCGCTATGGCTACGGGACCATCGCCGTTGACCGCAAGAAGCGGCCGGCCCATCGCGTCAGCTACTCGGTTTTCCGTGGGCCGATCCCGGAGGGCATGGTCATCGACCATCTCTGCCGCAATCGCGCCTGTGTGAACCCGTGGCACATGGAGCCGGTCACCAACGAGGAGAACGTGAACCGCGGACTCCGCAGCGGTGCCAAGACGCATTGCGTCAACAGCCACGAATACACCCCTGAGAACACCTACGCCCGCCCCGACAGTGGCAAACGGAAGTGCCGCGCCTGCAACGCCGCGGCCGTGCGCCGGAGCCAGGCACGAAAGAGGGCGGCGGCATGAAGGCGACGACACGCAGGTCCAAGCGCGTGAGTTGGGACGACCTGGAGCTCCTGGCGTTCACCAACCCCGGCACGCAGATCGAGGTGGACGAGGAGAACGGGATCGGCGTCCTGACGCTGACGAACCCCAAGCGGGAGTACGTCGCCACGCTGCCGGAGCGGACCCCATGACCGCCGCGCACGTCGAAGATTGCGCACTTTGCGCCACCGCCGCCGCCATCTGGAACTCCGCCGCCCCCGACCGCCCGTGGACCGCGATGGATGCCGCCAGCGCCGAGGTCGACGCCGACGACGACCTGTGGATGGACCGTGGTGAGGAGCAGGCGCTGGAGCGGCGGGCGCGGGACTGGATCGAGAGGACGTACCGGTGAGCATCGACCAGACGGAGAAGGTGCTTTGCGCCTGCGGGTGCGGTGAGCCCACGGAAATCGCGCCCAAGACTGACAGTAGGTGGGGCTGGGTGAAGGGAGAGCCGCGGCGGGTCGTGACGGGGCACGCCCCCCGGTTGCGAACCCGGCCAGCCGGCGAGCGGTTCTGGGCCAAGGTCGACAAGTCGGGCGATTGCTGGCTGTGGCTGGGCTGGCTCGATGTCAATGGGTACGGCCACTTCCACGGGGAGGGCGGAGTTAAGCGGCTGGCCCATCGCTGGGCGTACCAAGAGCAGGTTGGACCGATCCCCGACGGTCTCGTCTTGGATCACCTGTGCCGCAACCGGGCGTGCGTGCGCCCCGACCATCTCGAGCCGGTGACCTCGTTCGAGAACCGGAGCCGTGGCCTGCGGAGCCCTCTGGCGACGCGCTGCATCCACGGGCATGAGTACAGCCCCGAGAACACCTACGTCTACAAGGGCCGGCGAACGTGCCGAACATGCCAACGAGGACGAGAAGTCGCGTACCGCGCGAAGAAGAAGGAGTCATGATGCTGTTTCTGCTGCTCATTCTCGCCGCCGCCTGCGCCACGCTGCTCTGGCGCGACGTCGCCCGCGAGGCCCAGGTGCGCGACCTCGCCGCCGAGCGCGACGAGGCGGACGACAACGGCCACCACTGGTTCACGGCGGCGCAAGCACAGGCGCGGGCCAGCGAGGCATGGCGGCAGCGGGCGTTCGACGCCGAGGACTCGATCATCCTGCTCACCGCCGAGCTCGAGCGCGTCGAGGACACCCACGAGCGGAGCCTGTCACTGGTCGTGGCGGAGCTGGACGAGAAGCGGCGGGCGAAGGCGGGTCGGTCGTGAGCGGCGGCGGCTACTACCTCACCGCCGAACCCGTAGGCGTCTGCTCCTGCCACGCCTGCACCTGTCCCGGCTGCCACACCTGCGACCCCGAGAGCGACGAGTGAGCCGCTACGCCGCGATCAAGGCGGCCCGATCAGACCTCCACAACCCCACGCAACGGAACGAGCAGTCGATGACCACCACCGAGATCCCCCGCGACCGCTGGGGCCGACCCCTCATCGTCCCGCCCGACGGCGGCGAGCCCGTCGCCTACACCCGCGTCTCGACGCTGGCCAAGGCGCTCGACGACCTCAACAACCTCATGTCGTGGAAGCAGCGCAAGACCGCCGAGGGCCTGGTCCGCCGCCCCGACCTGCTGACCCGCATCGCCGGGGCGCTCGCCAACGGCGACCCGGACACCGACTGGCCGACCAAGCGCGCGCTGAACGACGTGTGCAAGGAAGCCACCGAGGCGGCCGGCGCGTCCACCGGGGCATCCTCCGGCACGGGGCTCCACGCGCTCACCGAGGCGATCGATCGCGGCGAGGAGCCGCTGTTCGTCCCCGACTCCGACAGGCCGCGCCTCGACGCCTACCGCGCGGCGACCGCGCCATACACGGCACTGCGGTCCGAGACGTTCGTCGTGTGCGACGAGCTCGGCGCCGCAGGGTCGTTCGACCGCCTGTGGTTCTGCCCGCCCGATGCGCCTACGAAGTACGGGCCGCTGCCGGGGCCGGCGACCAGGATCGGTGACCTGAAGTCCGGCAAGTCGGAGGCGGACTACCCGCTGGCCACGGCAATGCAACTCGCCATCTATGCGCACGGCTACCTGTACGACCCGGCGACCGGCGCGCGCTCGCCGCTGGATGAGCACCTGGACCTGACCACCGGCCTGCTCGTGCACATGCCCGCCGCTACGGGCGGGTGCGACGTGATCCCGCTCGACCTCGAGAAGGGCTGGCGCGCGGCGCAACTGGCGGCCGAGATCCACCACGACGTGCGGAAGTGGAAGGCCGCCGAGCTGATCCGGGGCGGTGCTGCATGAGCGAGACCACCACCGAGGCCACAGTGCCCGCGCTCGACCAGATCGCCACCGCGCTGGCGGCGTTCCAGGCCGAGATGCCGACCGTGGCGAAGGCGCACACCGCCACCGTGAAGTCGGACAAGGGTTCGTACTCCTACACCTACGCGGGCCTGGCCGACGTGAGCGAGGCGGCCATGCCGCTGCTCGCCAAGCACGGGCTCTCGTTCTCCTGCCTGCCCGGTGGTGGCGTGCTGACCGGGATGCTGCTGCACTCGTCCGGCCAGTCGCTCACCGCCTCGCTGCCGATCAACGGCGCCACGCCGCAACAGGTGGGTTCGTCGCTGACCTACATGCGCCGCTACCTGCTCGGCTGCATGACCGGCCTGGTCACCGACGACGACGACGACGGACAGCTCGCGCAGAGCACACCGAAGCGAAAGCCCGCCGCCAAGAAGGCCGCGCCTCCGCCGCCCGAGGACGAGCCCATGACCGCTAAGACGCGCGGGCAGATGTTCGCGCTCTTCGGTCAGAAGGGCATCGCCGAGGACGCCCAACTCGCGGGCATCAACCGCGCCACAGGCGCGAACTACACATCCCGCGCCGACGTGACGGAGGCGCATGCACGAGAGGTGATCGCCATGCTCAAGCAGCGACCCGACGTCGCGCCGGTCGCGCCCGAGGTCACCGCCGAGGACGCGTTCGACGAGCCGAAGGGCAGCGACGCATGAGCGAGTACGCAATCGGCGCCGGCCTGTTCGCGGTGATCGCCGCCGTGGTGGCGGTGGAGCTGTGGATCGATCGGCGCGACGGGTGGCGACGATGACCGCCCCCGACCCGGCCGCGCACCCCACGGCGGCGGATGTGCTGGCGGACCCGCCGACGTGGGTGATCGACACGCTGCTCGACGCCGACATGGGCGACCCTCGCGACTGGCCGCTCTACCAGCGCGAGGCGTTCGCGAAGGTCGCCGCCAACCTGCTCGCCGCGCCTGACCCGGCGACCGATGCGGCGGTGGAGCGGGGACGGCGCGAATGGTGCCGCGAGGAAGACGAGCACGGCGACCGTTGTGCACGCCGAGCCGAGTTCCTTCTCTGGGGCAAGTTGTTCCCGCCCGATGCGCTAGGGCCGCGCTGCCACGAGCACGCCATCAAGCACACCCACTACTCGATGCCGTCCCGCACCGATCAGTGGGCCGTGTACGACCTACGCCCCGGCGCTGCTCTGGCTGACGCGCTCCGCGAAGCCACAGCGGAGGCGTTGCGGGAAGCGGCGGGCTTGCTCGACTCGCGGAGATCCATGAAGGGCATCGCATCGCGCGCTCTCGACCCCGGAGTGGCGATGGCTGTGGCGCTGCTCCGTGACCGCGCCGACTCCATCGAGGGCGGTGGCCGCGATGAGTGACGAGGTTTGCTCGTGCGGTAACCGCTTCGATGGGGACAACCTGTGCATGCTCTCCGCTTGCCAGTGGGAAGGCATCGAACCCGCCGCCCAGCCCACGGCCCCCGACCTGGACGCGCTGCGGGATGAGGTGGCTAAGGCGCTAGTCCGCAACCCGGAGCACCCCCTCGTCACGCGGGTGTTCGCTGTGCTGCGGCCCGCCTGGGAGACGGTCACCGCCGAACGGGACGAGGCTGAGCGCGAACTGCGGCAGCGCGAGCTGCACCACTTCGAGACCGAGCAGGAGAACGCCGCGCTGCGGGAGCGGATCGACCGGGTGAAGGCGCTGGCCGACGAGTGGGCCTGCGATCCCGTTGGCGACGACCTGTGGCGATCTGACGCGGTGGACGACCTCCGCGCCGCGCTTGCTGGGCCTGCCGGGGACGCGGAACGAGCGGGTGGTTCTGATGGCTGACCGTCACGGAGCGCCACGCCACTACGGCGGCCTGTGCCACGAGGACCACCTGTGCCCGGGGTGTGAGGACGGGCGGGCGTGCGTCGACCTGTTCATGCACCCGATCTGTGGGCTTGTGGCCTGCGCTACGGAGGTGGCCGAGTGAGCCACCAGCACCGCCGCCTCCGCCTGGCCGCCGAGCTCGGCGACAACGACATCGGCAAGCAGGTGGCCATCGGCGACGCCACCGGAAAGCTGCAAGGCATCATCGGCGGCCCCGGCGACCGCGTGACGCTCGCGGTGCTCGTGGGCGGGGCGCGGACGTGGTGGCCGCTGGAGGGTGGCGCGGCGGTTGAGGTGTGGCGCGATGCCTGAGCCGTACTACGCCGACGAGGCGGTGACCTTGTGGCACGGCGATTGCGTCGAGGTCATGGACAGCATGGATGACGCGACGGTCGACACCGTGCTCACGGATCCCCCGTACTCATCCGGCGGTCGCCGCGAGAACGCCCGATCGATCCGCAAGAGCATGACCCGCGCCGTCGAGGACGACGCCTGGATCCGCGGTGACGCGATGAGCACGGGCGGGTTCATCTACCTGCTACGCCTGTGCGGCATCCAGTGGCGGCGCGTCCTGAAGCCCGGTGGACACGCGCTCTCGTTCATCGACTGGCGGATGGCACCGAGCCTGTGTGCCGCGCTCGAGACCGCCGACCTCCGGCAGCACCCCATCCTGGTCTGGGACAAGGCTCGGCTCGGCATGGGTGCCATCTTCCGCAACCAGCACGAGTTCATCGTCCACATGAGCGCGGGCAACCCAACCGAGCCGCAGCGACGGGACGTGCCCAACGTGCTCCGCTTCCCTGCCGTCCGCGATGGGGACCACCCGACCGAGAAGCCGAACGCGCTCCTCGAGACGCTGCTGAGCGTCGTCACGCCCCGCGGCGGCGTGGTGCTGGACCCGTTCGCAGGTAGCGGATCCACACTTCAAGCCGCACGCAACCTCGGACTCCCCGCGGTCGGCATCGAGGCAGACGAACGCTACTGCGAGATCGCCGCCGCCCGCCTCGCGCAGGACGTCCTCGACTTCGGGGAGGGCGCATGACCACCGCCACCCCCGACGACCTCGCCCTGACCGGCGGGCGGTGGGTCACCGTGCGCGGCGTGCAGCGGTGGCGGGCGGAGCCTGTGATGCTGCTGGCGCTTCGGCTGGTGCCGGATCCCGACGCGATCGCCTGCCGCTGCGGGGCGAAGGTCACCGAGACCTGTCGCACGCGCAATGGCCACCGGACGCGGAGCCACGACTACCGGGTGATCCCGCAAGCGTGCCAATGCGGCGCCGAGCTCGGATGGAAGCGGCGCCTCTGCGACGACTGCCGCGCCGCGCGGGCACAGCAACAGCGGCGGGACTACAAGTACGGCCGAGCACTGGAGCGTGCGTCATGACCGACCGAGACCCAGCCCTTCAGGCCGCACTGGACCGACTCAACGCCGAGCGCTACGGCCCGTCGCTGTGGTGGCGGAGCGGTCGGAACAAGGCCGAGGAAGACAACGACTTGACCTGTGCACGACGCCGGAAGGCGCTCGCCGAGGACTTCGACAGCATCAAGAAGGGGGCCTGATGACGTGGTTCAAGGTGGACGACAAGCTCCACGACCACCGCAAAGCGCGCGCCGCGGGGGCCACTGCGATGGGAGTTTGGCTGCTCGCTGGCTCCTGGTCAGCCGATAATTTGACGGATGGCTTCATTCCCGCCGCCATACTGCCGCGCTGGGGCCGCCCGCGAGACGCCAGCCGACTGGTCGAGGTCGGCCTGTGGCACGCCGACGAGCAGGACGGAGAGAAGGGCTGGCGGTTCCACGAATGGGACGAAAGGCAGCCCACTCGCGCTCAGAAGCTCGAAGAGCGCGCGATCAAGGCCGAAGCAGGACGGATCGGCGGGCTTCGGTCTGGTCGAAGCAGACGCGAAGCAAAGACGAAGCACGGTGCTTCGGGTCAGGTTGAACCCCCGTCCCGACCCGACCCGTCCCGACCTACAGGTGCTAACGCACCTGTAACTCGCGCGGACGAGCCGCAGCGAGACACGGGCCCCGATCGCTTCGATGAGTTCTGGGAGACCTACTCCCACAAGGTGGGCCGCAAGAAGGCCGAGACCGCCTACCGGGCCGCACTCAAGAAACCCGGCGTCACCGAAGACCTGCTCATCGCCTCTGCCGCTGCCTACATCACCTGGCAGATGAGCGAGGGCAAGCACCCGACCTACACCAAGCACGCCTCGACCTGGCTGACCGGCGAGCACTGGCGCGACGAGCGGCCGGCGCGCATGGCGCCGCAAGGCCGCGTTCAGGAGCACCTCGCCCTGGTGCGGCAACTCGCAGCCGAGGAAGCCGAGCCCAACCATCCCGCCCTACCCCAGATCGGACAACGCCGATGAAGCCCACCGAAGCTGCGGCGCTATTGACCATCGCCGCCGCCTACGACAACCGCAAGCCCGACCCCGACGCCGCGAAGGCGTGGGCGATGGCACTCGACGGCCTACGGTTCGAGGACTGCCGCGAGGCGATCGTCACGCACTACCGCCACAGCCGTGAGTGGATGATGCCGGTCGACGTGGTGACCGGCGTCAAGGCACTCAGACGTAACCGCGTCCTGGCATTCGGCCCACTGCCCGAGCCGCCGGCGAGCATCGACCCGAACGACACCGCCGCCTACTCGCGGTGGCTGGATGAGACCACGAGGGCGATTGCAGATGGACGCCTAGAGCGCCAACCCGAGGGGCCGCCCGCCGCCATTGAGCGCCGTGACGTGATCGCCGAGCTGGGCCACGTCGGAACCTCGGTCGCCGACGACAACCGCAACGCCGTGCGGGCCGCACGGGAGGCCGCAGCCGAGGCGCGTAAGCAGGCACAGGCCGCCGCGAAGCCTGAGCCTGAGCCGCTGCTGGGGCCTGAGGACCACTCGCGCGAGCCCGAACCCGACCCGACACCCACGGAGGCGAGCCGATGAGCTACGTGTGGGCCGACTGCGACGGCGGTTGGCGCACTGAGGTCGCGGGCAGGCGACACACCTGGGACGTGCCCCTTCCGCCGACACAGGAACTTCCGGTCGGCGAGGCGAACTCTCCCGAGCGCAGCGCCTGGGCGAGCGCATGGGTTGACCGCAGCGCAGCGATTCAGCGCCTCATGGACGACGAGTCCAACTGGCACTGGACCGACCTACCGACACCTGAGGGCGGAAACTCGTACTGGCACGACACCGCAGCCGAGACCGCCGACAACCTCGAGCGGCTGCGCGCCGCGGGATTCAACGTGCCGCAATCCGCCATCGACGCACTGCGCGAGGAAGCAGCCGAGGTGGCCCGATGACCGCCCGATGCCCCACCGGCTGCCCGTGGGCGCAGATCCCCGGCGTGCCGTTCGAGGAGTGCGAGACGTGTGGGATCGAGCGGCCATTGGGCCAGGGAGACGGATGGCGATGAAGCTCTACAGCAGCGGGAAGGGCACGTGGTGCCTGTTCGTCGGACGGCTGCGCATCCGCTGGGCGGGCCGAGACTTCAAGCCGCTGTTCAGCGAGCGCTACGGCCACCGCCGCTGGCGCAAGGTCGGTCGGCTCGGAGTGCTCTGGGACCGAGAGGACTACAGCCGATGACCGCCTGCCGCTACGACCGCGACGCCGAGGACTACCTGCGCGACGGCGAACCCTGCCGCCATGACGACTACGGCGACCCGACCAAGCACTGCACCGCCCGCCGCACCTGCGCCAACCACGTCGGACGCGACGAGCTCACCTGCGCCCGGTGCATCACGCGAGCCCGCAACGACCTGCGCCGCATCCCGCAGTTGGCGGCGCTGATGCTGCCCGTTGCGCTCGGTGCCGGCGTCAACTCCGAGGCCGCGAACATGGCTGGACCCGCGGCGGACTACGGCGTGTTCTCTGCCCGCCGGCTCCTCGATAAACGCTGGATCGAGCGGCACATCCCAGCCCGTCACGCCGAGCGCGCCATGCGGAACCTGCTCGCCGACGACGACGAGGACCACCCGTACAGCGTGCTCACCCGCTGGCAGACGATGCTCGCCGAGGACTACCGCCACCCGCTGCCCGAGCGGCTGAACGTCACCAACGCCGCCGAGTACCTCGACCGCCAGTTGCACCGGATAGCCCAGGACGACGAGCAGGACTTCCCGCTCCTGGCCCGCGAACTCCGCCGCTGCCGGTCCCACCTCGAGACGACGATGGCCGACAGTCGGGCCAAGGAACGCGGCGCACCATGCCCGGAGTGCAAGGCCGATGGCGCACTGGTCCGCCTGGTGCGCGACTACGGCCACTGGTGCGACGACGAGGACTGCGAGCGGATCCACTACGCCGACGACTCCGGCGACGAGTGGGTCTGCCCGCGCAACCGCCGCGAGCACAAGTGGACGCACGAGGATTACGAGCGGTGGATCGAGCCGCGACACGACGGCCAACGCTCGGCGGTCTAGTCGAAACGTATTGACAAACGTATTGACATTCAGGAAGGATGGAGGGCATGACAACGGACAACTGCCCCATCTGCGGCGACCGCCTCGAACTCCACATCGGCGGCAAGCCGTGCACGGGTCGACTCGTTCCCGAGACCAAGGCCGAGCGTCAGGCGCGGCGGGTACGCGAGCAGGACCGCAAACGGATCGTGCGCCTGTTCGGAGAGGACGCCGAATGAGTGCCGTCCGGGTGCGGACTCCCGGCAACAACCCCGAGACCCGCATCTTCTGCGACGGTGGCGACTACCTTGCGGGAGGCAGTCCTTGCCGTTCGCTGCCCATGGTCGACTGGGACGCCCGGGAGGCCCGTAAGCGCGCCAAGCAACACGGATGGGTCAAGGTTGGCAAGAAGGACTACTGCGCCGGATGCTGGCCCACCGCGGCGCGGCGAACGGCGGCGAAATGATGCGCGAGGCCCAAACAGAGGAGCAGCGGATCGCGCGCCTCATCACTAGCAGCATCGCTGGTACCCGTTGGCGGGATCTGACGCCGCTGGACATAGCGCGGCACCTTGTCGCGAACGGCGTGCGAGTGGCGGTTGAGGTCGAATGAGGCTCCTCTGTCAGATCGGGAGGTCAACGTCTTGACAGGCGTCGTTACGCTGCGGACTGTGGCGAAGCCCCCGATGGTGATGCGGTCCCACCGCTACCCCAAGAAGCTCTACGAAGCCGCGATGGCTAAGGCTGCCGAGCGCGAAGAGAACCTGTCCGACGTGCTCCGCGAAGCCCTCGAGCGCTACGTCGAGCGCACCGCGACACGAGGCCGCAAGTAGGCGCACCGTCGGGCGATGTGCGCCGCCGTGGGATACCCTGAGCGCAGACGCGCACCATTCGTCGCCCTTGGGTTACGAGCGCGCCTTCACGCCGGACCTGACGCAACCAGGCCCGGCGTTCATCATCTCGGATCGAGATCCCTTGCCGGTTCGGGCTGCGGTACGAGTGAACCGGCGACCGCCCTGCCCGCTGCGGATGAGGGCGCGCAACCTGCGCAGCGGGACGGGGTGAGTGCGATGGACGAGCCCGACGGCATGGCGCTGGCCACCATCACGATCACCAAGACGCTGACCGACAACGACGTGCTCGTGTTCGTGGACGCCACCTGTCCCGACGGCGAGGACGTGGCGCTGGTCGACGCGCTCGGCATGATCGAGCTTGCCAAGGACACGCTGATCCGGACCTACATGGGCGGTGACGACGAATGCTGACCTTCCTCGCACCCACCGCCACGAGCGCCGCCGAAGTCACGCGGGCCGACCTCGACGCGGTGGCCACCATCGCGCAGGACGCCGACGCCAAGGCGGTCGAAGCACGGGAGACCGTGACCGAGACGGCCGCGGCGCACGAGGCGCTGGCGCAGCAGATCGCAGACCTGGCCGCACAGCTCGCCGACGTGCAGACCACGCCGGGACCGCCTGGGCGTGACGGCGCTGACGGCGAGCTAGGAGCACCGGGCCAACCGGGCGCCACCGCCTACGACCTGGCACGACAGCAGGGCTACGGCGGGACGCTGACGCAATGGCTATCGACGCTGGTCGGGGCAAAGGGTGACCGCGGCGACGTGGGACTGGCCGGCGAACCAGGGCAAGCAGGACCGCAGGGCGTGAAGGGTGACACCGGACAGGCTGGCGCCCAGGGTGAACGCGGCGAGACCGGAGCAACCGGATCGGCTGGGGCTCCCGGCATCAAGGGCGACCAAGGAGACCCGGGCCCCACCGGCCAGACCGGACCGCAGGGACCGCAAGGGCTGACGGGTCAGCAGGGTGCCGCCGGCCCGCAAGGCGTCAAGGGTGACCAGGGCCTCCCAGGTCAGACCGGGCCGCAAGGGCTCACCGGATCCACCGGACCTGCTGGCCCCACCGGCACAGCGAACCTCGCGGTTGCCGCACGGCCCGCACCATCCATCGCGCTCAACGTGACCAGCGCAGCGATCGTCATGCCGCTGTCGAGGGCGATGGCCGACACGAACTACACCCTCGCCTTCGCACACACCTCGGCCACCACACCCACCGCCGCGACGTACAACGTCACGAGCAAGACCACGACCAGCGTGACGATCACCATCCGCGCCAACGTTGCGCTGGCGGCTGGCACTGTCGTGGCGCTGGCTTGGTGAGGGGGCGACATGGCTGACATCACCGTGACCGAGGGTGCGATCGGGTCGCCGATCATCACGCTCACCGCCAACGAGGTCAGCACCGTCACGTTCGCCGAGGATCTCCAGTCCGTCACCGTCATCACCGACGGGACTGCCGAGGTGTGGTGGACCTGCGACAGGAGCGAGCCGAGTGTCGGCGTCGGGTGGTACATCCCCGCTGTCATCGGTGCGGACGACAGGCAGCCGACCACGGCAGGCGGCACGGTGGTCAAGCTGGTCAGCACAGGCGCACCGAACGTGCGCGTGCAACGTGGTCAGTGATGAGCAAGCGGGTCTGTGCCGAACCTGGCTGCCCCGTCCTCGGTGACGCCACGCGATGCCCGACCCACACGAGGCAACGCGACCGAGCTCGAGGCACACGGCAAGAGCGCGGGTACGACTCGCACCATGACCGACTGCGTGCCGACTACCAGCGACGCATGGACGCAGGCGAACGGTTCACGTGCTGGCGCTGCGACGAGCGCGGCGAGCCACATGAGGTCGACCCGGCCAACTGGCACCTAGGCCACGCCGACCACGACCGCAGCGTGTACCGGGGGCCTGAGTGTCCGGCCGGGAACCTCGCCACGTCGGGGCGTATCTCATCCATGACGTCGCCGACCCAGGGGGAGGGGCCTAGCCCCGCTCAGACC